TGACGGTAATAGTTATGTTTACACAAAGAGTTCGATTAAAAATCCAACGATTGACAATATAGCTAATATTTGGGTTTTAAAGCCTAATTTAACAAAACCAGTTTTTTTTAAACAAGTTCCTAATCCCTTTTTGATTAAGTCAAAAGATGAATTGATTGAGTTTTACAGGACATTTTTTATGTATAAACACGAGATTGAACCTCGCTATATTTTACACAGAACGTCTTTAGGAGTTGATGGTAATGGAAAAAGTCAATCGCCTTTAAAAGCGGTCGAAATGAATATTAATAATATTTTAGCCGTTTATCAAGCAAGGTATAATGTTTATGCAAAAAATGGCAATGGTGGTATTTTAAGTAAAGCTCCTAGTTCTGCTAATTCAAGCATTCAAGAAGCGGTTGACCCGGTTACACGTGATCAGATTTTAACTGATTTGCAAAAAAGAAACGGAATCACAGGAGATAAAAATTTTATTGGTATTTCTGCAATACCGTTGCAGTTTATTAAAACATTGGGAACTATTGCGGAATTACAACCGTTTGAAGAAACAGAAGAAAATGCTATTAAAATAGCAGGAATTTACGGAGTTGACCCCGAAATAATACCAAGAAAAGGAAGTTCTACATTCACAAATAAGAACGATGCTGAAAAGGGATTATGGCAAAATGTTATAAAATCAATGTCTTCTTCCGGGATGTTACCTAAGTTTTCGAAGCGTAAACTTTCCAATGGCAATAATTTACCTTTAGGCGATTTTGGATTTTGTTGATATTGCGTTTCAAATACGGTTTCGTCCGCTTCACGAATCTTTTTAAGTTCTGCCAATGTTTGTTTAAACTCCCAAAGAGCTGTTTCTTCTCCATTTTCATCAACTTCAATGCAAGGTAATTCAATATAAGTCCATTCTTCAGGTTCGTTTGTAGTTAAATAACCTATCAAATCAATGAAGTATTGTGTTTTTCCATTTTTTCGATGGATTCCGCAATATTTTTCAATCTTTCGGCAAATGGTACAACATTGCCTTTTTCGTCTTTCTCGATTGCTCCTAAAGTTTCAGCCAAAGCCGCTTTTAAAGAATCTGAATAACTTTCTTCTGTGTCGGCTTGACGTGCTTTTAAAGCTTCGTCCAAAGCGGCTAAGAATTTTTCTTGTTCTGGTTCGATTGATGCACCTGCTTTTTTAAGAGCTTCAATCAAAGTGATGTTTTTTCCGTTCATCGTGTTTGTTTTAATTAAAAAAATGTTACTTTGTTTTTTTTCTCAGGCTGAGTGTCGATTGACGGCTCGTCTTTTGAAGTGTCATTTAAGTCGGCTTCAAAATCTTTATTTTCTAAAGTAGGAGTTGCTGAGTTACTTCCCATTACAACAGCACTACCTTCAATTATCTTTGCTTCTTTCACAACCCAAAAAAAACCTCTTTCGTCTGCTACTTCTTTATTAGCTATTAAAGGATAATATTCATCCCATAATGCTTTATATTCCTTATCATATTCTGCCTCAGTATTTATTGCTAATTCTAATTGAACATAACGCATACCTACAGAGTGATTTTTAACCCAACCATTAGCGTATTGGTTAAGCATAAATTCATTACGTTTTTTATCAATGGTACTTTCAAAGATTAATGCTTCTGTAGTTCCATCATAAGGCAAACCTAACTTTTTCCAACTCATTGACTGAACGTAACCCTTTGCACTATCTGTAATTACTTTATCAAACTCTCTTTCGTGTTCTTGTAAATGCAAAAATGAATCGTTATCTTTTACAGATTTATTCCAAATGCCTTTTACGTGTACGTCACCGTGAGAATCTAAGAAGTTTGTGGTGTTAATTACTACTTTTACGTTTAACTGCTCAGGATTTTGCATTTGACCTTGTACATCTTCTTTGTTGGTATCAATTTTTACAGAAGTATCTAAATACCCAAAACTAACCGCATCAGCGTTTTTAGTAGCTGATTTCTTAATGCTAATTAATTCCTTTTTGTTTGACACTAATGCTTTAAATAAATCCTCTTTTGTTGAAAATTCTTTATTTGGAAACTCTAATACTTTTATCATTTTCTTATTGTTTTATTATAAGACTTATTTTTTTCTTGTATAGAAGCATATAGACGTGGGTTTTCTTTTTTAATCTTTTCCATATCAATATGTTTATTAACCTCGTTTAAATTTAATTTCGTACTCATAGCTTTAGTTTTAATTTAAAAGCATCGCTCATTTGCTTTGCCTCTTGTGTTGATATTGTACCGTTTTCAATACCTAATTTAATTGCATTTTGCATTTCTGTAAATGATTTAATCTTTTCATTAATTACCGATTGCATAACTGGTAAATGGTCGTAACTTGCAACTAATCTTTCGCCTCTTTCAAATAAACCCCATTGTTGCGATAACGAGTTCATATTGTTATCAGCACTTGTTTGGATTGAATTTTGAATCCAACTAATAAAACCTTGATTTTGATTCTCAAATGTTGAATCTTTAGCGAAATAGTTAAGAACATTCTTATTCATTTCGTAAGCTAGTAGTAATTTATTAGCGTCATCAGCAAATTGCTCATCTAAATACAATTTCTTAAAATCACTAACTAAGTGTTTTACATCAACATTAGCATTAGATAATATTAATGAATTAGCCTCAATTTTACCCTCTATTGACTTTCTATCTTTATCTTGTATTTGTGCCTCGTTACCAGTTGATTTATTTAAACCAATGTACTTCTGTGACATCTTAAGGTTTTTATTCTTAGATAAAAGATTTTGCTCTATATTCTCAACTACCTTAGTATTCCCTTTTAATCTACTTGGACTTGTAAAAAATGAATTATTAGTTAAACCATTAGATAAATCGTATAACGGCGTTAATGTATTTAGTTTTAAATCATATACTTTTTTATCTAAAGTATATTTAATTACTCTTTCGCCAAATGCTTTTTTATCTTTATCTGTTACAATAAACTTATCAATTTTATGAGCGTTATTAAATTCAATTTCGCTTGGGACTAAATTATAAATTGCTTTAGGCACATCGTTTGTAAATGGTTTAATCTCATAAACGAAATTAGTACCAACCGCCGATAAAAAGAACATTTGTTGAAACAACCAATCTTCTCTGCTTTGAAAATAGTTAGGTGTGTTTAATAGATTAATATAAGGGCTGTTTTCAATCTCAACACCTTTAGCGTTAACGTGCTTAATGTTCATTTGAGAGTAAATGCGAGAACGTAATAAACCAATAGTCAATAACACTGGATTATTTAACATTAACTCTAAATACTTATCAGAATTAGTAAACCCACTATTATCATCTAAAAATGAATATGTAAACTGACCAGCTCGGTTCCGTTCCACACGGAAAAGCTCTCTACCAAATAAACGTATTGATTTTGTTACCATATAAACGTAAAAAAGTCCTACCTAACGTTTGTTAAGTAAGACTTTCGTATTAAATTAGTGTTGTCGTTCATCCTAAAAAGAACTATGCATCTTCACATAGTTAGGCAAATATATAAAATATTATTTATAATTAGTATAAATTATGAATTATTTTTATTTTCTATTTTTTTTTCAATAGGGTTATCAACATCATTAATACAAACCATAGCAAACACACCCTTTTTATATTCAATCTCTTTGTATATTTTTTCCGATTCTTTCATAATTATTGTTTTTATATTGATAATCTTCTTGTTTTTACGTACCAACTAACACCCATTCTACAACAATCTAAAGCGTGGTCGTTTTGGTTATCTTCTGGAACATCCATTTGAATACCTTGATACATTTTCCAACTATAGTTTTCGTATTCATTTTCAAGTTCTACGCTACAATCAGTATAAATAATATTACATTTTTGAATTGTTTCAATCCCAGCGTTAATACTTCCGTGTCCTTTTTCTGCAAATATAATATTATAACCGCTATTCTTTAGCTTTGTACCCTCTGATTTATTCAATTCATTACCACTATCACAAACATTTTCTTTGCTTTTAATAGTATTTAGGTTTTCAAATTCTGTTGATAATGTACCAGCCATTTGATTCATTGGTTTATATAGCCTTTGGTGAAAGAAAAATGTTTTGTCTCCATCAAATTTAAACTCTAAGTTAGCTGTTGGAGCTGATAAACCAAAATCTGTTGCGTAATAGCTTTGATATGGTAAATCGTAAAACTCTTTTCCTTTAATAGTTTTCCATCCTTTGAAAATACGATTTGGCTTTTCTGACTTTTCCCCTTTACCATAAACCAACCAATGGTATAAACTTGCACTATCTGTTAACTCATTATACAAACATCTTTTTAGTTCGTTTAATTCTCTTTTATTAAATTCTTTTACATTAGCTATTAAATCATAGTTGTAAGCCTCTGATAAAGTCAATTTTTCATTTAATACTAAATCACATTGCTCTACTGGTTGATAAGATAATATCTGCTTTCTACTTTCCTCTGGGCAAAAAGGATTATCCCTAAACGTTGAATGCAATGTTATTGTATTATCTTTTTTTCTTTCAATATCAATCCAATGGTTTTGCTTTGGATTCCAATCAAAAATAATATATTTTGATGTTCTTTGAGATAATTGTTTATAAACCTCGTGGCTAAAGTTATAAGGCTCGTTAATCCAACAAATATCTTGTGTCATACCCATTGCATCATCTTCATCATCTAAGCCAGTAAAACGAATAAAAGAATTGTTATGTATGAAAGTCCAAGTGTGATTTGTTTTATTTCTTATGAAGTATCTTAAAAGTGATTCTTTTTTAATTAACTCATCAAACTCTTTTACTGATATTTCTTTTTTCTCTAATTGTTTTTTACGCCCCATTGGGTCGCTTAACCATTTAACCCAATCAATCTCAATAATCTCACGGCAACTCTTTTGAGTATCTCTTAAAATTGTAGCAGTTGTCATTGGATTAGTATATAAATCTAAAAACAAAACCTGGAAATCAGTCCAAGTCTTACTACTTCTTGAACTGCCTTTTTGTTCAATTAATTTATATAAACCGCTTTGGGTCGCGTTCCATGTCTGTTCAAAAACAATAGTAGATAAAAAATCAATCTTCATCTTGTAAAGGTTTAACTATTGTTACGTTTATTGATGATGGGTTAGATATAATTTCTCCGCTATGTTCTTGTTGAACTTTATCGCCAAACATTTTAGGATAGAATTTTGAAGCAGTCCATTTTTTAGTCTGTATTAGGACGTTTGCTACACTTGGTTCTAGCTCACCTCTTTTAAGTAAATCATAAACGTGGTCAATTTCTTCTATCTCACTTTCGGCTTTGTCTTGCATTGACTTTACATATAGGTCAAATAATTCTTGATGTTCTCGCTTCCAATTGCACCAAGTTTGAAAAGTAGGGTATTCATCTTTTGACTTTAGAATTGTTTTTATATTAAAACCCTCTGCTACTTCTGAGCATATTGTTTTACACATTTCAAAATTATATTCACTTAGTCTTGCCATAATACCACAAACTTACAAAATTATTTTTAATTATTGGTTGGTTAATGCGAAAAACTTTTCAGTTATCGCTTTTCTAATCTTTTGTTCTAATTCGTTTAGCATTGGTTAGGGTATTAAACTTAAAAATAATTTTTCTAATTGGTAAACTCTGCTTTCTTTTGTTTTATAATATTTTAATATTATTTCTATTTTTTCGGCAAGAGTTCTTTCTTTCGGTTTTTTAATTTTTACAATTGCCATCTCTCTATCTATTTTATTTGGTTATTGTATTTAGTGTTGTAGTATGTTTCGATAATTAATAATTCATCTTTTACTTTATCCCAAAAATCAGTATTAAATTTATATGATATGTAAACTTCAACATCAATTTTTGCTCGGGTTAAACAATCTTTAAAATCTAATATATTACTACGTTTTTCTATCATTTTTAAAGCTACATTTTTAGGCATCGGTGTAAGTTCTTTATTCTTTTCCATAAGTAGTGTTTTTTAATATCTCTAACCTTAATTCTTCTTTTGCTATTTCAAAACTTGAAAACGCATAAACTTTATCTAATCCGCTCCAAGTTATAAAGGGTATTAATCTTTTATTTTGAACATAATAAACTTCAAATTTACCTTGTTGATTTTCTACTATTTTAAATTCAGGCTTCATAAATATTTTCTTTAAAGTATTTTTGTAGTTCGGTTGTCAATTCAATATCACTTTGAAGTGTATCTAACTTTTCAATTTGCATTTCAGCTTCTTCTGTGTGCATCCAATGAAAGAACTTCACGCTAAAGTCATCGGTTATTTGTTCGCATTGTTCCTCAAATTTTACTCCACTATCAAATTGTGTATCAGTTCTTGCTTTACTAAACTTCTCTCTTAATTTATTCATTTTGTTTAGGTGTTAGGGTTAAAGGAATTTATAATAACCACAATTAGCACTCATTTTAATTTCATTATTATATTCTATAATTGGGTCGTAAAAAGTTTTATAATTATAATATAAAAAAGGAATTCCGTTTACAAAATATATTTTTTCTTGTAAATCTATTTTATCCTCACATCTACAATTTTGTTTTACAAAAGATTCTGCTTCTTTAATATCTTCAAATATAAATCCTTTTAAAGCTAATCCATCTAAAAAAATATTATTAAACTTATTAGTTAAATTTTGTGTAATTTCTTTAGTTATTGATAATCTATTTTCCATACTCTTCTTTCAATTTCGTTAAATACTCATCCATTTTTTTTACCAACTCAGGTCTGAAACGCCTTTGATATAAAATGTTTCCTTTGTGTTTTGCTCCTGAGTTTAGACGTGAACCGCCGTGTGTGTTTTTCATTGGCTATATTTATTTTATTAAAAAATGTGCTTATTTTTTGAAATTGGTAGGATATTCGTCACCCATCCACCTATATTATTTATTTTTTATAATGTTCCTCAACCTTGCTAATATTTGATTTTTATCTAAATACATATTTTCAACTAATTCAATATCTTTTATTAGTTGTTTAACTTGATTTTCTGTGGTGTTACTTATATTGAAATCCATTTTTTTTTATTATTTACCAAATTTACAAAATCACTTTGAAACTTGCAAACATTAATTGTAATTTATATTAATTCTAAATAATTCCCCAATGCACGTAGTCAATATATTTCTGCAACCTCTCCGCAGTTTCTTTATCTCCGTTTACTATTGCTTTGTGTAGGTCTTTTATTTTTTGGTCGATTGGATAGGTTATAGTGCGGTTGGATTGCTTACTCATTGTGATTATAAGATTTATTTTCTTTCAATAATCGCCTTACTTCTTTTAGATTTTCCACATTCCAAACTTTAGAATGATGTTTATCTATTTCAGCTAATTTAGTCAATTGATTAAAATTTTCTATTCCTATTCGGTTCGGTAGATTTAAACCATAATTATCAAATGCGCCTTGTAAAAATAAATTACATCTTTGACATTGTCCGTTTATGTTTAGCAAATGAAACTTAAGAGTTTCGAATGTTTCAGATTTATAATAGTGTCCAGCTTGAAAATTATTATTCCATTCAACACCGCAACTTATACAAGGCTTACCTTTGTCACGTTCTCTAATAAATGCGTGAACTTGTATTTTAGTGTTTATAAGCGATGCTTTTAATGTTTTTGTATATTTATCTAACTTAACTGCTTTTTGTAGTTCTAATCTAGGCTTTTGTACTTTAAAGATGCTTTTATTCAATATTTGTTTTCCAGCTTCTGTATTTAATAAAAAGTCAGAATAGCAACCGCACATTTTGCCAAGTCCGTAAACTCTATATTTTGTAAGTTTTCCACAACCTAAATTTTTAGTGTTTGATGTAGTTCCTTTGCAAGGTTTTTCTTTTGGTTCTATCATTAAATATTTATTTTTGAGTAAATAATTCTACCTTGTTCTTTATCTTTCAAGCTCCAAGTTCCATAACTTATTTTACGCCCGAACTTATTTTTAGTTTCTACTTCTGTGCAAGGAATATCTAATCCGTAATCTAATCTTAAATTGCTAATCCTTGCACTTAAGTTTAATATTCCAGTGTTTCCGTAAACATCGGTAAAACTTATTTTATCTAAATTTAATAAATAAAATAATACTTCTGCATTTTGATTTTTTGGTGTTGCTAAGTTCATAATATTTTAATTTAGATTAATTATAAATAGTTAAATTGTTGTTTAAGTTTTTCAAATTCCTGATGGTGTTTTCTATTCCAATCTGAAATATTAATATCCCACAATTTACTTTTAAGGTTATGTTTTAGAACTTCATGAACTAATTTAGGATTTACTTTTTTAATTACTTCAATTGGCTTTTGTTTTAAAACTTCTTTTTTAGTTGTTCTTTCAACTTTAACGTAAATCTTTTTTGGTCTTTTAGCTCTACATTCGGAAGTTCTTTGCTTACATAGTTCTTTATTTTTTTGATAGAAACGTTGTTGTGCTAATCTTGCCGTTTCTCTTCTACGTTCTTTTTGAGCCTCAGTTAATTTATCTTTTGTTTTTAAATAATACTCGTGACATTTTATTTTGTTTTTTTCTTTTGCGTCCATAATTTTAAACTCTAAATGATTTTCCTTTAAACTCGATAATGTTAAACATCTTAAACAATCTATCATAAACCCTAGAACCATATTTGTCTTCAAATTCATTTAAAGCTTCTTCTACGTTGTCAGGATGTCCATCTTTGTAATTACAAGTGATGTATGTCAAAGCGTTGTTTTTTTCTCGGCTCTCTAAAATATCCTTAAACAAATTTACTTTTCCAAAATTTGATGCTATACGTTCTGTTTTAACGTCATCAAAATATTTTATTCCATTATTCATTCGTCTTTCAAAATCTGCTTTTGATAATTCCGAAAAATCATCACTTTTAATTGATTCAAACATAGTAACAACTGCATTAGCTGAATAGCTTTTAAAAGAATAACCTTTAACGTATTTAAAAATACTTTCAAATGTCATCATTACAGAAGTTTTTCCGTTCCCAAAGTTACCAATAATTAATAAACCTTTATCAAAACTTGGTTTGCTTAATGTACTTACATTTTTACAAAATAAGAAATCATTGTCTTTTAAGAAATATAAAAATATTGTCTTTAGGTTTTCAATACTCTCTTCTGTTTGTATAAAATCAACATCGTTAACCTCTTTAAATTTTTTAAGGAACTCAAACCATAAAGTTTTTTTATCGAAACTAAAAACTACTTCTTTGTCGCTTCTAATTTTATCAATGTATAATTCTTTGTACTTAATTTGAACATCACTTGGAATGTGTTTCTCTTCGTATTCTTTTATTTGTTCAATTTCGGTTTCTGTTAAATCATTTGGATTTATATTTTTTAGGAATTTATATCTATTAAATCCTATCGGTGTTTTACCTATTTCGGTTTGGTCTGCTTTCTGTTCCATCTTTAGCTTTGTTTTTTAACTCAAAGAACCCAGTCCAAGAGTTGGTTATTGATTCATTTATTATTTGCCTTGCAATTATCGGATTGTTATTTGAATATTTTAAAAGTTTGTCTATTGCCATTTGTTCAAATTTATCGTTTGCATATAATTTTATTTTTTTTGCAGTTCGATACTCTAACCATAAATCCCAAATTTCTATAAAATCAGCTGGTAAATTTATTTCTTTTTTTGGCGCAACTTTTTTTCTTTTTTCTTCTTGGTCTTTTAATGGTAAAATTTCATTTTCTGAAAATTCGCTCTCTTCTAAATTATTAAAGTTATTTTCATTATTATCATTGTTATAGTTCTTAGTTGTGTTACTTGGTTGTTCTTTAGTGGTTACTTGGTTGTTACTTGGTTGTTCTTTACTTGTTACTTTGTAACTTTTGCTATCTTGGTAAGCATCGTAATTACTGATAGTTACAATAGAATATTGGTTGTTACTTTCAATTTCTATCATAGATAATTCTTTTAATTTTTGCATTGACTTATAGATAGTCGAACCATCAATAAACAACTCCTCTTCTGCTTTGTTTCTACCAAATATAAAAGAACCTCTTTTAACTCTTACAATAGTTTCGCCCTTACCAACTTTTAAAGGAACTGATTTGTCTTTAAAGTTAGCTTTACATAAACACCAAATCCAAATTTTAAGCAACTTTTGAGAGGCGAAAACATCACTATCTAATATATTTCTTGAAAGTAATATAAATCCATTATCCATTTATTAACATTGTTAAGTTTTTATTCAAAATTTTTTATTGTATTTTTATCAAAGTTGCTCCATTTACCACAACAATTTTAAGAATATTTTCTTTAATCATTTGGTTTACTCTTGCGCGTGTAACACCTATTTTTTTTGCGTACTCACTTTGAGTATAAAGGTCTTGTCTTATTTCTTTTGTCATTTTACTTTGTTTAGTTTTTTAGTCAAATAAAACCAGTATTTTTCAACTGGTTTATATCATTGTTCAAATATAGTAATTATTTCAATACAAAAAACAATTTAATCAAAAATATTGCTCAATATTATCAATTATTTCTTGTTTGTCTATTCCTAACCATTTAACAACTACATCGACTATTCTATTGTAGAACTCTGAAAACTCTACATCATCCATTGATGCGAAAGAAATACTTTTTGCTTCTTGGACTTCAACGCCCTCAATATTAAACCTTAAATCGTAATATCCAGCGGAAATAGTTAAATCTTTTCGTAAGTGTTCAATATTGTTATATTGTTCTTGGTTTTCGTAAACCATATTAAGTAAAGCAAAGAATTTTTTATGAAAGCGTAAATTGCGTGGTTTGCTCCACTCGAAAACAATAGGTTCGTTTAAAGGCACTTTCTTTGCTAACTCATAATCAGAATTATAAGCTAACTTGAAAGCGCCGTTAAGGGTTTTAATTAATGTGATTTTCATCTTTGACTAAATCAAATGTATCTATTAGTAATTGAAGCATTTGATTTTTAAAAGGGTAAATCATCGTGTTCCTTCTCTAACTCAATACTTACTGGTTCGGATGCGTCACTTGACTTTTTAGTAAAAATCTTTAAATTACCTAAGTAAGGTAATGGAACTTCTTTTGCTTTATCTGCTCCAAGTTCTTTATATTTTTCACTTGAAAGTTTTTGAACTTGAAAACCCCAATTTCCGTTAGTGTCTTCTGAATCCATCGTAACAACATCAGTTTGCATATAAACTGAATGCACACCATCTTTTTCAATTGAAGTTAAATAATTGTCATCAATTGGTAACACTAAACATTTCTGACCGCTTTTTGCAGTAATAATTGAATGTTTCATTTTTGTTAACGCTACGCTCAATGCGTAAGATTGTAATTTTGCCATTTTATAAAATGTATTAATTTAGCCTACCTTTTTAAACTGTTGTCGGCTTTTCAGTTTTATTATAAAATTGAATTATTTAATTGTATTTTCTGCTCCTCTGTTAAAGATACTTTACCATCTTTTTCAAGTTGAATATACTTAATAACTTCATCACTTCCTTTTAAAATTAAATCGTCAATTGCTTTTTGACTTAATTTTATTGGTGCTGGTTTATCTGCAAATTCTTTTGTAACATCAGCTAAATATTTAACGTCATCAAATAAACCTAAAAATATATCGGCATTAAAACCAAGTTTAGATATTGCTTTTGTCAATGTATCCGTTTCAAGTTTCTTTGCAAAGTTATCGTCTATTTTAGTTTTTGCGTTATCCATAAATAACTTTTGAGCATTTTTAATTGGGAACTCGCCATCAGGAAAAAAGAAAATTGCATCTAAAATAACTAAACCAAATTCACTCGATAAAGTGTAATCAAAATTTAATTGTTTAAAACCCCAAGTTTTACCATAAACACCAAATTGTTCAGTAACATTTTTAATTTGATATTGTGGCGCAATAGAAGTTATATTGTTACCTCCTACATTTGCTTTTTTTGTGTATTTCGGATTTGTCTTTTCGACTTTATTCCAAAGCTCTAAATTATTATTTTCCATCGTTTTGATTGTTTCGTTTATTAAATAAGTAAGTTTGTAGATTATTCTTTGCTTTTTTTTGCTCCTTGTAGAGTTTTAAATAATTAGCATCGCTTTTATTATTTTCGTACTCGCTTGCCTCTCGAACTTCTACATAAGTGAATTTAGTTCTTTGCTCTTCTGTAAGTTCGTTAAAATCGTTCTCACGCATTCGCAAAAACATTTCTTTAGTTGCACTCATAATATTTTTGTTTAAAGTTAAAGCCACCAAAAACAGACTAAGTAGTGAGTGTCTGCAATTGATGGCTCGGATGTTTTGTTATCGCTCACTACTTCGATAAATCAAAGATAATAATAATTTAATTAGGAATTATTCTAAATTAGTAGTTACTATATTTTACCTCTAAAATGTTTTTGCAAGATAAATAAAGTAATTCACTAACTTTTATTGATGTGTTGCAATCGTAAACTAATTCAAATCTAACGCTTTCAATCCATTCTTTACCGTCTTTTTCTTTATAAAAACAAACTCTACATCCCAGTATATTTTTAGGTTTTATTAAAGCGTGTAAGTTTTTGTCTTTTTTATGAATTTTTACAAGTTCTTTTTTATAAAGTTTATCAAAGTCTAAAGTTTCCAAATATCCGTTTTTAAAATCTTCGTCAGATATTTTACTTGTTTTAGGTATTTTCTTTAATCTTTTTAATGATAGACTGCTTATTATGTAAACTCCATTTCCAGTATTCTCAAGTGATAATTCTTTCATTTTATTTTTGTTTTAATTAGTATTTAAATTTACGACTTTAATCATTTAGAAACAAACTAAATTAAAAAAGAGAACTATATTCTATATTGTATTTTGTAAATATATCTTCACATTCTATAAATTCGTATTTATCAGTTTTTATGTGAACTAAAAAAAGTTTTTTAATTTCTTTATCAAACATATTTTTATAAATGCTTAATTGCAATGAATAATGATAATAACTACTATCATTCAAAAAATCAAAAATACCTTTCATTTTTTTATTATAAGAATACGTTTCAATTTTTTCATTAGTCTTAAAATCTAAAATGTAATAATTATTATTTTTGTCTTTACATATTAAATCTATTTGACCAGCTAAATTTTCATCGTAAACGATATATTCTGTATAAACAGGAATTAATCTTTTAGTAATAAAAAAGTCTTTTATAAACTGAATAGCAATTATAGATTTTTCTTTAAATTCTAAAAAATAACTTTCATCTAATTCTAAAAAATCAAATACTAATTCATCTGCAATTACTGAATAATTATTGTTTATGTAGTCTTCAAATATTTTATGTATTGCAGTTCCAATATCACAAGATTTTTTTGCTTTTTCAGACCATTCTTTTAATACTTGTTCTTGTGTTTTATTATCTCTTAATGCTATTTTTTTACTAAAAAAATCACTATCAAATTCGTTTTTAAATTGGCTTATAAAAGTAGTTACAGAAATTAGTTTTTTGTTTTTTTTAGTATAAGTGTGGCTTTCACTATTGAAAACCACACTTTTATCATTACTATATTTCATTACCATTTTCATACATTTCAACTTCCCACGCCTTACTAAATTCTTTATCAGAAAATAATTCAACTAATCCACCGATTTGGCAAAGTCTTAAAACCTCGTCTTTATCCATACCTAAATTTTTAGATATTTTTTCATCGCTCCAATTACGTTTTTTTAAGTCAATAACAATATCACTCATTGCATCGATTTTATGTTTACCTCTCGCTCTATTATGACGTATAGTTGAAGCAACTCTATCGTTAATTTTAGTTCTATCTTCATTGATTGTAACAACTGGTAAATATCCGTGAACTCTTTGCTGAATTTCTGCACATTCTTTACCTACTCTATTTCTGTGAAAACCATCAATAACCTCTCTTGTTTCTCCATTCTCTTCTAACATTGATACAATTGGTTGTGTATATCCATCTGCTGAAATTGATAGTCTTAAAAGTTCCATTTCAGGAGGCGCAACGCTATTTGGGTTGTAATCGTTTGCGTGTACACTATCGTTTTTTACCCACAAAACACAATCAACTGGTTCTGCTTTAAAAGGACTTATTTCGTGCATAGCTAATTTTACATCATTCATAGCTTTTACTTTGTCATCGATGTTTAATTTTTGTAATTCAGCCACTAAATTTTTAATTGTATTTTTCATAATTTATAGTTTAAAGTTGTTAATTTCTCTTTGTTCTTTTTTAAGTTTTAAGTATTTATTGTAAGCCTCTGTTTTATGTTGTGTAAATCCTAATCCCTTGCACCAATAATCATTTCTTAATAGCGATTTACAAATACGTCTCCAACTTGGTGCAATTCTTTCACTTTCTAAAATTGCTGGTGCTTGGTCAGGTATTCCATCAAAATAACCTCTTTCTTCCCACCACTTAATAAAAGTATAAACTTTGTTTTTATAGTGTTCAGCAGTAACTTCAGGCAAAGTATTTAGTATTAATTCTGAAAATGATTTCCAAGTATGATGTTGTGGTTTTGTTATTTTACCATAACCATTTATATTTCCAGTATCTTGTACATACAATGCACCACTATTTGCTCCTTCAACCCTTGCAACTACTTTTGCCCAAGTTTCAGGTTCTATCAAATGAAATAAATATAAACCTCTTCTTTGGTCATCACCATAAGGCTGGCAAATCCTTTGTAAGTGAATTGATAACCCTGACTTTTGCATTAAATCATATAAATGATTGTGTCTTTTATCTTTGTTTTTTCCGTGATAAATCCAAATATCTTCTGTTTTCCAATCGTAAATAGGGTAAACATTGAAAACATTATCTGTAACCTTTGTAGTCCATTGTTTAGAATTAAAAGTTATTTTTGAATTACTCGCAATAGTTCTAAAACGATTTAAACTTTCATCTGCCCTAATTCCTACTAAACAAGCACAGGTTTTGCCTTGTGAATACCATTCTCCAAATTCAGGGACAAACTCTTCAAATTCCATCCCATCACGAAAAAAAGGAAAATAATTAATATCTGTTATTGCGTTTTTTGGTGGTTGTCTAATCCAATCCGCTTTTACCTCTGCATCCCAACACTTCCAAAAAGGTTTAAATACAGAAACCGCATTACGTAAATGAATAGGCAAACAAACCCAATATAAATCAATGTAGTCTTTATACATTTCTATACATTCCGACATATGGTCAATAGTCAATTTATATTGCCCCTCAAGGTCAACTATCATCAAACCTATTTTTTGATTTCTTTTAATAGCCTCTTGCATAACTAAATGAAGCATAACAGTACTATCTTTGCCAGCACTAAAAGATAAATATATCTTTTCAAAATTATCAAAAGTGTATTGTATTCTTTCAATACTCGCCTCATATACGTTTTGTTCTAAATAAGTTTTAGACATAATTGTTTATTTTTAGTTAAATTAATTTCGTATCCTTTTATCAATTTTTCAGCTATTTGACAAGCTATTGCTTTTTTATCTTCATCAACAAAACGCCAATTTTGCATAGTTATTGAATAAGGTATTTTAGCATAAATGCAACAAGCTGATTGACCTAACCACGCAACTCTATTTAAACCTAAATTAGTTAAATTATGCTCGCACGAATAAACCCACTCGTTAATAACTCTCCTCATATACATTTCAGTTTTTTCACTATTATTGAATAATTCTAAAACCTTTTCAGATAATATGTTTTTTTCTGCTCCTGAAATGTTTTTAAAAAATCCATTCTTATAACATTCCCAATATTCATATCTATGGTATATTCTTTCCATCTTTTTATAAATTAAAAAACCCCCTCAATGACCGCCAAGTGCAAAGAGAGAGTTATTAATATTTTCAATCTTGGCGGATTTATAGTGCAATATTACAATTAATTAAGTTAAGAATTATTCTAAATTAGCATAGTTCATTTTACTTTGGTAAATATAATAAGTTTCTGTTATTCTGTTTCTAAATTAGGTTCATCTTCTATATTCATTTTACTACCAAGTGTGATGAATAAATCTTTTTTCATTTTAAGATAATCTTGAACAACTCTATCACACATATAATATGTTAATCTACCTTTCATTTTTTCAGCAACCCAAGCAAAAGGTTTGTTTAAGTTTTGAAAGTATAAAGATATTACTTCGGCTTTAATTTCATCTGATACTGGTTTAAAATTTCCCATCAACTTAATTATTACTTACAACCTCACTAAATTTAACCTCAATTCCTTTCGCTCGTTCTTGCGGATTAAAAAAGTTATCAATATGCTTGTTTTCTTTTTTATTATCCTGAAAACGTTTGTCTAATTCTTTGCAAAACTGCCTTTGAACT